GGAAATGTTCTTCAAAATTATGTTTAAGGTAACTGATAAAAAGGATGGTAACAAGGAAACTTCAATGACAAGTGCTATTGTTGATACTTTTACAACCATGATGAATCTAGCCACTGCATTACAATCTTTAAGCAAAATTGCTGATATTAGGGAACTTGACAGAAAAGAGAATCTTATTTATGAAAAGATGAGAACTGAAATGAAAAAGTCAAGTGATACTAGAAATCATATTGTTAGTGAACTTGTAAACCTAACTCAAAATAGTGAAGCTATTTACAAGAAAGCAGAAAAAGACAGTATGGATATGGACTTTATCAAAGGTTCAATGGATTTTCTAAGATTATTATTACAATTCAATGAGTCAAACTAAATATGTAACAAGAAAAGCCCTAGACATTATAGAGTCAGGCAGGTCAACTGATTACATATCTCCTAGTTTTATATTTGGTTGTGGGTTTGAATGTGCTTATTGCTACTGTAAAAGACATGTTAATGATGGGATAAGCATTGCTACCAATACTGGTCAGCTTCTAGATAAGATCAATGCGCATGTACACTTTTATGCAGATGTGATAAAGCCCAATCAAACTCACCCTGAGTATATTACTTATGACATAGGTTGTAATTCTGATATGGCACTACACTTGAAACAGTGGGATTGGGAAACTGTGTTTGATTTCTTTAGAGATCATCCAATGGCTATGGGTAGTTTTGCTACTAAGTATGTGAATGAGAATCTTTTGTCTTACAATCCTTGTGGTAAAATGAGAATAAGATTCAGTCTTATGCCCCAGAAGTATGCAGACATATTAGAACCTAAAACCACTAAGATTATTGATAGAATTAGAGCTATCAATACATTTATAGAAGCAGGTTATGATGTGCATATTAATTTCTCACCTGTAATTATAGAAGAAGACTGGTTGTACCAGTACAGACTCTTGTTTGAAGGTGTTGATGCTCTTGTAGATATAAAATACAAAGACAGGGTTAAAGCTGAGGTTATATTCTTGACTCACAATGAGAAAAAGCATGTGGATAATGTGTCTAAAGGCATTCCTGGTGAAGATATGTTATGGAAACCTGATATGCAAGAGTACAAGTTCTCACAAACTGGAGGAAAAAACATCAGATACAAGAGAGGTTTGAAGAATCTGTACATACAAGATTGGGTCAAGTTACATGACAAAGTTATACCATGGAACAAGATTAGGTACATATTCTAGAATTTCATTAAATTTACAAAGTTTAATCTTAAAAAATTTAATATGTCAAAGACAAATTATGAGACAAGGATTATAAATGGTGTGACTGTGGTCAAACCTATTAATCCTAAGTTTCCCTCTGTAAAGGAGAAGCATGAAACAAAACAGAACAAAGAACCTAAAAAGCAGACTAATGATGAAGAAGGAGATTAGAAATTTTATTCTTACAACAATTATGAAGATGATGGTCTTCATGGTTTGTATGCATTTTTATGGTGAGTACATCATTAGTAGAGACATTCCAGGTGCTTTACAATTATTGGCAACATTACTGATCTTAACAATCTTTGCTTTCTTAGGTGATTCAGTATTAAATTCATTTTTAAAACTTAAAAACAAAAACTCATGATTACAACTATTTTATTATTAGCAACATTAGCAGTAACAGGTTATTACTTCTTTTCTACAAAAGATCAAGCTTATGAAAAAGTAGATCCTGTAGGTAAATGGGACAGTGCAACTGAAAAGTTTAGACCTATCTGGTTATTAAAAGGAATTGCAATTTTTATCATAGGATTGATTGTTGCAAGTATCCAGCCATATGCATTTGAACGTGTAGACGCTGGACATGTAGGTATCAAAGTTAACTTGACTGGTGACAGCAGAGGTGTAAGTAAATATGAATACAAAACTGGATGGGTATTATACAATACTTGGACAGAAAACATGTATGAATTTCCTACATTTCAACAACATATTGAGTTTGATCAGCAACAAGTAATTACAAAAGGAGGATTCCCTGCAGATATCAAACCTTCATTCAACTATGCATTAAAACCTAATGCTGTAGGAGATATGTTTCAAAACTTGCGTATAGATATCAAGCAGGTAGAACAAGGATGGTTAAAGACTGCAATTGTAGGTGCTGTTAATGATGTAGCAAATACATGGGAAATTGATTCAATCTTTGGTCATAGACAAGGATTTGAGGCTGCTATTGTTGCAGAGTGTAATCTTAGATTATCTAAGTGGTTTACAGTATCTCAAATGAGAAGTAATATCATTCCTCCAGAAGCTTTGCAAGAAGCAATTGTTGCTAAGACAAGATCAGTACAACAAGCAGAAGCATCTATTCAACAAGCCTTAGCAGCACAAGCTGATGGTCAACGTAAGATTGCAATTGCAAGAGCTGACTCAGCAGAAACAATTATTAATGCATCTGCAAAAGCTAGAGCAATGGATTTAACACAGCAAAAGTTAACACCATTATTTGTTGAGTATAAGAAAATTGAGAAATGGAATGGTCAACTACCTAGCACAATGGCTGGTGGTTCTGGTACATTCTTAAATATCAAATAAAGTTGTGGTTAGTGGTATAGTGTATAATGGCAAAATGGTATGTCCCCCTTTAAGGTGTCACATTACAGGTTCGAATCCTGTTACCACTGCAAATCTCTTAGTGTTGTGAAGACCATTAGTTAAATCTGAACCTTTCTTTAGAAAGTTATTAAGTGTATACAGATGTGAGTAACGTACATGAAAAGTTGACTACTTAGAATAGGTAAGTTTCCAAAACATTGAGGAAATAAAATAACATATCAGCAGTAATGCTGGACATACTGTTCCCTTGAGCAAGGAATATGAGGAAGAAAGCACGATTCTGCCTAGCAGGATAGTATTTACAGTATGAATGAGTGCTCAGCTGGACCCTACACATGAGGGTGCTATACGAGGTAACTAAAATCTGTGCTAAAAGTTGACTACCAAGAATAGGTTGGAAGACACTGGGAAAGACTAGACTTAATTTTTTAAACTATGAAAAAGAAAACTGTATTAGTAGCAATTATTGTTGCATTTACAATGTCAAGTGAAACAGTTGGACATGTATCACTGAAAAAGAGTCCACAACCTTTCAAGCATACAAAGCTTATAGAAAGGGAGATAGAGGTGGACAGCACTGTACTAACAAAAGAACTGTTAGTAGGGTATATTCAAAAACTGGATATGCCACACCCTGAAATTGCATATAGCATTGCATGTTTAGAATCTGGATTGATAAGTGATTTGTGTAAGTCAAATAATAACCTGTTTGGAATGAAACAACCAGGAATAAGACCTACCACAAGTTTAGGAAGAAAAAGAGGTTTTGCTTCTTTTGAAACCTGGTATCACAGTGTAGATGATTACAAGTTGTTTTTGGAATTTACCAATGGCCACAAAAAAAGTAGAGAAGAATATTTAAACTACTTGGATCAATCTTACGCACATCCTGGATACACTAAGCATTTAGCAAAGTTTTTTGATGAGTATCATGAGATAAAAAAGAATTTGTAATGAGTAAAGAAAAAATAATACACACCTGGAACTATAGAGTTCTAGCATTTTCTTTTGAAGAAACCTACTTTGAGGTAAGAACCGTATATTATGAGAATGGAAAACCAACATCTTTTGGTGATCCAGGTCATCCTATTGGTGGTACTAGTGTAAAAAGTACAAAAATAACAGCTAAAAATATGGCTAAAGCACTAGAAAAACCTGTGTTATGGGGAAATATTGCAGGTGAAAAGAATCTATTTCCAAACAAGTACAAAAAACTTAAAACTAAAAAGAAAATGTATAAAATTTTAAGACCAACACTATGGTTCTGTAAGAATGACGTAGTGCAAAAAGATAGATTTGATAGCTATTTTACACAAGAAGGATTGACACAGTTGATCAAGTATGGTTTTGTTGAAGAAATCTAAAACAAATATTATGTATACTATTGTAAACAACATTGAAAACAAAATCATTAACTTATCAAGTGATGATGCAGAATTAATCAACTTTGTAAATAAAATTCGCATTGAGAATGAAGACTTTGATTTCAGTATCTTAGGTATTAGTGATGCCAAAGAATATATTGAAGAGTATTGTCATAATTTAGATTTGCTAGATGATTATGAGGTAAAGAAATTTTTAG